GTAAACTATTTTACGATAGAGTATTGAAAGACGAAGATATTACTCTATTTAATAATGCAGAAGTTCCAGAACTTTATGAAGCATGGGGAACAAAAGACTTTGATAAAGTATACAAGGAATGTGAATCTAAGAAACTAAAACTTAAAAAGAAAGTATCTGCTCGTAAATTATTTTCTCTCATAGTTAAAGAAAGAGTCGAAACTGGTCGTATTTATATTCTTAATGTAGATCATGCTAATGAACACGGAGCTTGGTCTGATAAAGTTACTATGAGTAATCTTTGCACAGAAGTTATTCATCCAACCATTCCATTGAATGATTATCACGATAAAGATGGTGAAATTGGAATGTGTATTCTTTCGGCAGTAAATATGCTAGAAATAAAAAACTGGCAAGATCTTGAAAAGACTTGCGATCTTATCGTAAGATTTCTTGATGAAATCATTGAACTTCAAGATTACTTTAATGTTGCTGCTGAAAATTTTGCTAAAAAACGTAGAAGCCTTGGGATTGGAATTACTAATCTTGCAGCTTTTCTTGCTAAAAATGAATTAAAATATTCATCAGATAAATCATTAAATATTATAGATGAATGGATGGAACATTTTCAATACTATCTCTTAAAAAGTAGCGTTGAATTAGCTAAAGAAAAAGGCAAGTGCGAAAAATTTAATCATACTAAATATTCTAAAGGCATTCTTCCAATTGATACTTACAAAAATAAGATTGATGAAATTGTAAAAAGAAAATTATCTCTTGATTGGGATAAGTTAAGAAAAGATATCAAAGAATTTGGATTAAGACATTCTACATTATCTTCTTGTATGCCTTGCGAAAGTAGTTCTGTAATTCAATCATCAACAAATGGAGTTGAACCAATTCGTAGTCTTATTACTTATAAAACTAGCAAAATGGGCAAGCTACCAGTACTAGTTCCGGGAATTGGAAAGTATGATGAAAATTATGAACTAGCATATGATCTTAAAGATAATACTGGATTATTAAAAATTAATGCAGTTATTCAAAAATATATTGACATGGCCATATCAACTAATGTATACTACAATTATAGTCATTATGAAAACAATGTATTACCAGATGCTAAAGTAATGAAAGAGCTAATGTATGCATATAGCCTTGGTTTAATTAGTTTGTATTATAATAATACTGATGATGGAGATAAAGAACAATCACTTAATCAAAAAGAAGATAGAGATTGTTCAAGTGGAGCGTGTAAATTATAGTCCATGAAAACAGTTTTAAATTTTAAAAATGTAGATACTACTAAACAACCATTATTTCTTGGTGAAGATCTTAATCTACAAAGATATGATCGTTTTAAATATCCTATATTTTTTGAATTGTTTAAAAAGCAAAATGAAAATTTCTGGTGGCCACATGAAATTGCTTTAGGTAAAGATAGAAGCGATTATAAAAATTTAACAGATACAGAAAGATTTGTATTTGATAGTAATTTAAGATTTCAAACTCTTGGAGATAGTATGCTTTCTCGTAGTATTCATTCTCTTAAAGATTATGTGAGTAATCCAGAACTTGAAATTTGCATGAATACTTGGGCTCAATTTGAAGGCATTCATAGTTATTCTTATTCTTATCTATTAAATAATGTTTATCCAGACCCAACTAAATTCTTTGATAGTATTATGGAAGATAAAGAAATTACAAGTCGCGCCGAGTTAATTAGAAATAACTTTGATAAAATTCTTGGTGATGATGAAAAGAAAGATCCTAAACAAAAGATTTTTGATGCTATTCTTTCTATTAATGTAATGGAAGGTCTTGTATTTTATGTTTCATTCGCTTGCTCTTTTTATTTTGGATATCGTGGTAAGATGGAAGGTAATTCAAAAATTATTAAATTTATTCAAAGAGATGAAGCACTTCATTTTGCCGTCAGTCAAAACTTACTTAAAATTTTGAGAGACGAAGATAAAGAAGGTTTTACTTCTATCGTTAAGAAAAGCGAAGACAAGATATACGCTTTTTATGAACAAGCAGCTAAAAATGAAAGCGAATGGTCTAAATATCTATTTAGTAAAGGTAATTTACTTGGTTTGAATGCAGAAGTTCTCGATGGTTACTCTAAATGGTTATGCGATTCTAGACTCAGAAGCCTTGGTTATAAGAAAATCTTTAATCAAAAGGATAATCCTATCGCTGGCTGGCTTGATAGTTATCTAGATAGCAGTAAAGTTCAAGTAGCTCCTCAAGAAACAGAGATATCCAGTTATAAGGTCGGAGCAAGGAAAACTGATATCTCTGATGATGATTTTGGTGATTTAAAACTATAATAATTATATATTAATGTGTAATTATCTATGTGAATTTAGATATTACACTATTATTTAATTTGATTTTAGGAGCGCTATCCTTTCTTGGAGGATGGTTATTTACTAGAGTATTCTCACTTTTTGATAAACAAGAGAATCTTATGAAAGAAATTAACGACAAAACTTTTAGTGACTTCATAACTTTAAGAAAAGAAATGGAATCAGAAAGTAGAAAACATCAACAAGAAATTTCAGATTTAGCATTAAAAATTTCAACTACTTATGTAACTAAAGAATCTTTTGATGATTACTTTGATAGAATAGAAGCTAAATTAGATCGTAACTTTGATATAATACAGAATCATTTTAATAAAAATAATAAGAACTAATTATAGTATTGTATTCTTATTATTATAACTTTTCTTTGATATCCAAAAGGGCTTTACCTCCAGATTTTATATATCTAAAGTTAAGTATTATCAATCCAACTTTTCTTTTGACTCCAAATTTTACTGCAATCTCAGCAGTAAATGGGCCATCGCACTTATGGATCAGAGGTAGCTTCGATCACTACATTCTGCGATGCCTATAGCTACATTTCCTTATTTAGCCATATGATGTACAAATTAAGGTTTTAATAGTTGTCAGCCCTTATGACATTGCTATCTCAGGGATTGATAGTTGATTTTTTGACATCAACAAACTGCTCTAATTGGGAACTATGTACCTATATACTATTTTAATTTTAAACTTTTGTCAAATTTTATTTATAATACATATAAATGGAAATTATAAAAAATAAAGCTAGATGGTCAGTTTATGCTAGTAAATGCGTAAAGTATTACAATATTTCTAATGAGAATATTTATGATCGACCAAGTGAATATCCATGCATTGCCATACCCCAATTAATTTCAGATATAAATGGATCAAGAATTAAATTTAATTTTGTTTATAAAAAAGATTGCAAAAAATTATTAAAAGCATTATAATGTGTAAGATTAGTTAGTTCTTTAACATTGGGCCAGATTTGGTTTCGATTTTAGGAATTAGAATTGAAATGCAAGTGGAGGTTGAATCGTGGACTCCTTAAAAAGTTTCACTTATATTAACTGCCAAAACAGCAAAATATAAAGGTCATATTTCAGCAAGAGCTTCTCTTGTTGAGATGACCGCTTCTGTAGCCTAAGTTCTACAGCGTGACTACCTTGACACATCTATTGGATAGTTGCGTAATTAGATGTTTGATTATAAGAAGTTTTTTTATTCTTTTATATTCAATACTCAAAATAAAATCGCTAAGTATGTTTGTTATTTATCTATACAAAGTTAAAAATAAAAATAACTAAACTTGTAGTATTTTAATTTGGATTCTCTAAAAGAAGCGGTTCGACTCCGCACTGGTCCAAGTATTTTATTGACATTTATAATTTTTATATTTATAATAGTATAATGGCAGTAAAAATAATCTGTACGGAATGTAGTAAAGAACATGAAATAAGACAAGGTGATTATAATAGAAAAATTAAGGCTGGTCAAAATAAATTTTATTGCAGTTTAAAATGCTCTGGAAAAGCTGATTATAAAAATAATCCAAATAAATTAAAAAAATTTAAAGAAGTTAATGCCAGTAGAATAAAAAAATACTGTGGATGTAGACTTGACAAATATAGTCCATTTAAATATCATGCAAATAAAGCTAGATCACGAAGTAAAATAAAAGGTTATCAAACAGATTTAACTACAGAATATCTAAAAGAAGTTTGGGATAAGCAAAATGGAATTTGTCCTTATACTAAAATAAAAATGGAAATATCTAGAACAAGTCAAGACGAAGATATTAAAAAAACTCCTATAAAAGCAAGTTTAGATAGAGTTGATCCAAACATAGGTTATATTAAAGGCAATGTTGAATTTGTATGTTATTGTGTTAATGTAATGAAAAATGATTTCACAAAACATCAGATGATAGATTTTATAAATT